CTGACTTGGAGGAATTTCTTATGTCAAAGACCAAGAAAGTACGGGCCAAAGGCCAATACCACTCTCACAACCTGAAACAAATTGTTTCAAGTAAGTGGGAGTGTCCCGTTTCGTATTCTTCTCATTTCGAAGCGCTTTTAGAGAAAGTCTACTTGGATGTTAATAGTCCAAAAAGTCTCGCTCTTCTAAGTTGTCTAAGAAATGGTGAACACGATTCACTGCTAGATATCTCGGTAGAACCTAAGCATTACAAAAATGCTATAGACTATTACCTTGACAACCTAGCCGTATCAGTTGGTAAGAAGTACCCGCATTGGGAAACATCTTACGAACCCACAATCGAAGCAAAGAAGACATTCATTTCTTGCGAAATTGAATGTTGGAAAACGAACCAACGATTGCTAGCTCCTTCATCATCTCTAACAAAGATCGATGAAGGCGCGGTACCGTCAATCATTCTGATTGCGGCGCGCAAAATAGCTAGTGTTCTTGGTCGTGTTCCTTCCTTCTCCGAGTTAGATGTGGAGTTCGGACCAGGTGCTACGTCTCTCTCTAAAGGTTCAGAGACTCTCGCGTTTGATAAACTAACGGGACACTTAGATGTCACCCCGGAGGCGACTGGAGCGGCAATTGAGCTTCTCCAGACCTGCCCAGGCTGGTTTACTCCCATGGGAGTAGACCCCAGTGACGTAGATCGCATACGCGATCTCTTCACAGTAATCCCTGGCGATCGTCTCTCTTTTGTACCGAAGACTGCCAAGACTGATAGACCGATTGCAATCGGCCCTACCCTTAATGTAGTAATACAAAAGGGACTTGGCAAATCTATTCGAACTAAGATGAAGCGAGCCGGCATGAACCTTAATAGGCTGCCGGAACATCATAGGTTTCTCTCACTAACTGGGAGTAAAACCGATGATATCGCTACTGTTGACCTTAGTTCTGCTAGCGATTTAATCTCATGGAGTGCAGTTGCAACTCTCCTCCCGCAAGGGTGGTTAGAAGTACTGGACACTGTGAGATCTCATCGTTATCAGATAGAGGGCAAATGGTATGATTACCATAAGTTCTCAGCTATGGGCAACGGTTTCACTTTCGAATTGGAATCTTTAATATTTTACTCTCTCGCTTATGCGGTTTGTAAGTATTTAGATCTCCCAACCGATCGTGTATCATCGTTCGGTGACGATATTATCCTCCCCGCTGATGCTTTCGAGCTTCTTATAGAAGTGTTGGAGCATCATGGATTCAAGATTAATAAGGAAAAGAGCTTTAGCTCAGGTCCATTTCGAGAATCCTGTGGAGGAGACTACTTTAACGGAATAGATGTTCGTG